TCTGCCATTATACATTCACCTGGTACTGCCTATTATTTCCAAAAGCCTGCTCCATTGGACCCGCAAGCTGGTCTGCTAAGTCTGCCGCAAAGTTCGCATCTAATACAGAGCCACCCTGAACTGTGACATTGATTGCAGAAGTGCCACCAGTGTCAGCTGCAACTGGAGCGTCTGGAACACTGCTTGTTGTCGAACTGGCGCTTGGAACACTCACCGATGATGAGCTGAATGAAGCCGATGATGCAGTATTACCTCCGAATGGAGTTGATGCGATTTTCTGCACATTGGCGACACCAGCGGCCAAGGCGGCCGCAGCTGCCACTGGGCCAAGAATCCAACCAACATAAGGAATCGCAGATGCAGATTCGTAGGCATTCATCGCCGTAGAGATGGCAGATATTGATGCTGATGCTACAGATGCCGCCTTGCCTATCTCGAACTGCTTGCGGTTTTCGGTATCCATGAGTGTTGACATGCTGCTAAACAGTGCCTTGGCACCCTTCATCTCACTGCTCGCCATAAACTCATTCAGTGCTGACTTCGATTTCGCCCCTTCCTCATCTATCTTCTGCAGCTTGTTGGCAGTTTTCTGAGCAGCGACAATCTTCGCCTCATCAATCTGGGCCTGTATCTCTTCCTCAGTCATTCCATTAGCAATCATGGCCTCTTTCTTTAGCGCAAACTGCTCATCAATACGGGCAAGCTCTGCTTCAAGAGAAAGCAATTCAGCTTCCTCTTTGTCTCCAGTGATCGCCACGAATGCAGCATGACTATTCATCCGCTCAAGATGGATAGCCACGTTTTTCGCACGTTCCATCTCAAGAACTTTCTCGTCATGCGCCAATTCCATCTCATCAACTGTATTGTTGTGAGTTGAAATCATTGCCTCAACGGACGCAAGTTCTTCACCCTTGCGACCAACCTTCATAGCCTCAAGCTTGGCCATGCGCTCATCCATAGACTCCATCTTGAATATATGGCGGATTTCCTCAGCAACAACCTCATCGGCACCAGCGATAGCGGCCTGCTCTGCAAGCTTGGTATAGTGGTTCTGATACTTCTCTAGTTCTTTCTCAAACTTAGCATCAATCACCGGGGTGTTATCTGGACCGTCTTTGTCACCCTCGCCATCTGGCTTGGTAGGCAAGTTCTGCGGCTGCTCTGCAACAACCTTCTTATACTGGCCTTCAAGAGTCTTAATCTTTGCAGTAAGAGCCTTGATTCCTTCCTCTGTACTGGAGAAGCTTAACCACTCTCCAGACATTACGAGTCCATTTTCCTTGAGGTCAACAAGTCTTTCCCTCAAGTCTGATATTTCCAGTGCGATTGCCAGATGATTCTTGCTCTTTGAGAGGTTTGTGAAAAATACGTCAGTCACCAAGTCGGCGTGAACCATCGCTGTATCAAGCAATTTCACCGCCTTGGTTATTGTTCCTATCGCTTCGGCTGCAAGGTCAAGCGCACCCGTCTTGCTAAGGGTAACGCCAAACTCATACCATGCGTTGCCAAGCAGGTTTATCTGCCCCTGTAGAGACTTAACTGACTCTTTACCGGAGCCTTCAAACTTATCCATGAGTGAGTCTGAAATGGCATTGATAAAGGTGACTGAATCAACCTTACCCTGCTCAAGCGATTTACTGAATTGATCGGTTGTCATGTTCAGTGAATCAGCTGCCATTTTGAACGCGCCAGGCAATCTTTCACCGATCTGCCCTTTGATCTCTTCACTCTGAAGCGTGCCTTTAGAGATTACCTGCGAGAACGCCCTGAACATTCCATTGGTGTCATCGAGTGACATTGACATGGTTGAACTGGCTGCAGTAACACCCTCAAACAGCTGCTTTATCTTCTCTGTTTCAATGCCTGAACCCTTAGCTGATGCGGCAAGGAAGCCATACGACTTAGCGCCTGCCTCTAATGATGCCGCATACTTGTCAGCAGTCTCCCTTGCGAAGTCGAAGGACTCCGTGGCATCATCGGTAGCAAACCTGAGTATCCGTATTGTTTTCTCATACTGCTTTCCGTCAGAGGTTGCTTTGACAAGTGCTGCACCAAGGCCAGCTATCGCTGCAACAGCAAGTCCAACAGGTCCACCGAAGCCACTGAACGCAGTGCCAAGCGCAGTCAAGCGCCCTGCATAGGAGCCGAGCGGCCCCTGTGCAACTGCGAACGCTCGACCTGTATTGGTGGCGGCTGCAGACAGCCCACCAGAGCTTTTTGATGCCCTTTTATTGGTCTTATCGAGATTGCTAACATCATGCGTGACAGAGCGTATTGTCTTTCCGGCAGATTGGTCTTTAGCAGTTAGGAGTAAACTTACTGAGCTTTGCACGTTTTGGTCCTCTCCTTCATCGCTTTATTATGTTCTGCTGAAATAATATCAACACACTGCATCAACATGGCTGGCTGGTCGGCCCACCCCCCTCTAAATGGTAACATACCCTTATCAGACCACAAGTAGGCATCGAACGCCGATGAATACTCATTTATCCACATGACAGGGCATACATCAGTTTCATGCCCTACCACCCATTCCTTCATCCCATGGCAGCCGCCGTTAGGCATCCTGCCCTGCTCTGAGCGTGGGCATCTGGAACAGTTCTTTCCATCAACCCACGCAAAGGCAGCTATTCCTACTTTTTTGCATCATCCTCTGTGATGCCTTCAAGATGAATACAAGCCATTTCATAAATCTTACTCAATGTCTTGATTGTTTCCTCATCCATCAGGTTCGCACATTCAGCCAGCACTTCACCGTCATACTTCTCACCATTGATTTCCAAGTCAAAGATGCAGTCGGTAAGGATATAGTCCGTCAGTGCCATCTTGCGCTGAAAGTCATCCATGCCAGTTGATGCGAATGCAGTTCCGATATAACCAGTTTGCAGTGACTTGCTAACTGGCTTGAGGGTGAATGAAATATCACCCTCTTTCAGCTTCTTCTCTTTAAAATTTAACAGTTGCATATTTACCCCTCTATTTTTTTATGTCAGTACGATTGCGAACTGGTCATCAGAAGCCGTTTCATACAGGTTGTATGCAACGTCAAGAGTATGACGCTCTGCACGCTCACCCAATGCAACACTCTGACGAACGCCATTGCCTGCAGTGATTGCAATATTGTTACCAACACCAGCGTTAAATGTACCAGAAAGCGATGCTGTTGTGCCACTATCAACTGCAACCCATTCAGCAGCAGTGCTGATACTGTCCTTGGTGATTGTCAGCGTAGGTGCGCGGCCAGATACAACGAACTGGTGATCACCAATTACTTTATGCTCCTGAACATCATTGCCGAAGTCCATGGCGAACGAGCCAACGTCGATTGTGCCACCGTCAGTGACAACATCAGTGGTGGAAACAACTTTAGGAATGCTTGTGTCAAACGCCGCACCAGCGGGAACGGTCGCAGCAACAGGTGCAACATAAGCGGCAGACATAGTGAATGTTGCTTTAGGGAACTCGCCAGGGTTAGTTGTAATTGAGCATGTGCCAACGCAGCCTGTGAGCTTCCAAACAACACCGTCAATGTAAACGTAAATGGTCGCTGTTTTCTCAACAGCAGTGCTTGGGTTGTATGTAACACTGGTGCCTGCAACAATAGTTTCGATTGTGCGGCAAGCCTGCACCAATGGACCCCAATCTGGAGCCACACCAGCTGTGCCTGAGCCCTTCAGTTCACATTCAATGGTAAGCTGTACTGATGGGTCTGGATCGGCCACATGCGCCAGATTACCCATGGTCTGCTTAACAGCAGTGCGGTCAACATTACTCCGGTTTACAGCCGGATTGACTCGCGCCAAAACTCGAAGCGCATCGGTAGCCGCAACTGGTACTGCGTCAACGCCTTTTGTTACCTCTGTCTTGCAGAGTAGCAGATGTTCATAAATTGTAGCCATTATTTAGCTCCCTTCTCTTTTCTAGGCGCTGTGCCTGTGGTGTCACGCTTTGGTGCTTTCTCTTCTGTAGCCATAACAGGCCTCCTTACACTGCCACATCAGGAGCCGTGGACACGGTTCTGTAAGTGACGTTATAATTCAAACTAAGAGCAACGAATGGTGTATCACCCTCGCCGCTAACATTTTTCGAGCGCCCTGTGTACTTGATTGAAGTCACAATGCCACCAAGGGTCGGGTCAGCAGCGATGGCCTTCTCAACCTCATTCTGGATGGCGTTCGCATCAGTATCGAAGCCACTTGTGGTTGATACGCAAACATGCACATCAATAGTCAGTGAACGGTCAAATACAATCCCTGAGCCGAACGATGCAGGGAATGCGGAATCGGCCCCGGTGGAGATAAGCACGCACGGAAGGTCGCCTCGCTCCAGTGGATAAAGACGGTCAACGAATACCCTTGCAGCAGGTACGGTTGCCATTGCTCCAAGGTTCGCCACGGTCTTATCCCGAATCTGCGTAATTACATGGTCAGCCATTGAACGCACCATCGGCAACCATAGTCAGCTTGGATGCCGTCACACTGGCTGCGCCATCAATATCAGTGACAAATACCTCAACGTAATCACCATTTGTAAGGTGAACGTCTGCCATGCAAGAAAACGGTATCGGCTTGGATGCGCTCACCACAAAGCCATGCGTTTCACTTTCATCAATAAGAAAACCGTTCTTGGCAATCTTTATGCCCAAAATGTGATTATTCGTGTCTGATGTTATTGATGCGCTGACGCGAACATTGAAATGCTTGTTGACAGATTCATTATAGGTAAGGCGATTGTCTGCTGTCATGGTCATACCGACCGGAGTGCCAAGCTCTGCAGTTGTACCTGCGGCCTTAACATAAGTTCCTGCAACTGCGATTACTGTCGCGGCTGGTGTGGTGACACTGTATCCACCATGCGGAACAACCACGCTTGCAACAAGATCACGCAAATCCTGTGCGCTAATGTCGCCATTTATATTGTCAGCGAACAGGGCAAGCATCTCTGCGCTTGTGCGAACCGTATCAACCATGTTTCACCTCAATCGAATGCGCCGCCGAATGCTGTTGAGAATGCACCGGAAGCCGCAATAATATTTATTAGTTCAAGCATGAGTTCAGTCATGCCAGTTCCATCAGGTTTGACTCCGACAACTTTGTAATGGGTAACAGAATCGACAATCACATCAACGCCATGGACAACACCAACCACATCGCTTGAGCGACACACTACGCCTGGTTGTGTTGATTCAACGCCGCCATCAATGGAGCCGATCTCAAAATAGTCAGAATCGAAAATGCCTTTTACTGCAACTCCGCCAACAGTGAGCGTAGTGGCACCGAACTCTGTCGGTGAAAGCATTGCCAAATTGTCTGCGCTCATGTCCATTGCCATCAGTAGTCAAACCTCATAGAGAAAAGGGGGGATCGCTCCCCCCGTTTCAATTTATACGCCAGTGATGCGATGATTCGCAGCAGTGGATTGGATTGCTTCATCCGTGTACGAACGAACACGGTAAATATCAGAACGAGTCTGGTCTTCACGGTATGTGTCAGTGGTCAGAATGTCAGGTGTATCATCAGACCAGAGGAACGTGCGACCGAACGCAGGCTCTTTCAGTGATGGGCCACCAGATGACAGTTTGATCAGGTTGATAATGGTATCATCCCACATGCCAGCAATGACAGTAGCCTTGCCCTTTTTAGCGGAATCCTTAATAGCGCCGCCAACCATAATGTCATTGACACCAAGGTAACGTGCCATAGTGGAACGCTGTGCTTCCTCACCCTGCATCAGATGCGGAGAGGTGTACTGAAGATAGGTTTTAACTTCATCAGTAGCGATGAGGTTCTGGAACGCAGTCCAGCCCATAATCAGTGTATCACCAACGATACCGCCACCGGAACGCTGTGCAGCGCGAGCAGCAGCAACATCCTTGCGTGGTGTAGCAGTTGCAGGATTAGACCATGCGGCACCAGCAGTAGTAGTGGTTGCAGATGATGCAGCAGCCTGAGTCAGTGTAGCAACACGCTGTTCAAAGCCGCCAAGGATGATTTCAGTTGCGCGTTCTACTGCAACAACTTCAAGGTCGAAGTAACGCTCATAAAGAGACTTCTCAGAATCTTCAACTTTTTCTTCCCAACCATGTTCAGAACATGAGTAGTTGCCAAAGTCGAAAGCGTAGTCGTCACGATTGTAGTTACCGCGAGCGGCACGCTTCGTGTCCTTCTGTTTCAGCAGTGCTTCAGTAGGAATAATTGGATATTCACTGGACTGCAGTGGTGTATTAAAGACAGGCATAACGCGAGAAGCAATAAAGCCTCTTTCCGCTGCACCCATCATTGCTTCGTATGCTACTGCCCCAAGATCGGGACGCTGCATAGCTGTACTTGAACGTGGCATATTTTAGCCCTCCTTAATATTCAACAATTTCGATAATGTCGCCAGCTGCAGCAGCAGCATCCATGGCAACACCAATAGCAGTGCCAGAGGCAGTGCTTGATACGCGACCAGCGGCCGAACCATAAATAACAGCACCAACAGTAATTGCAGCAGAAGCTACTGCATGCTTGGTGCCTGACATGGAACGTGGACGGATACTTACAAGCTCTCCATCTGCAACTGGATACTCAACATAGCCAACGTGGGCGGAAGTGGCACCTACCGGAGCCTGTCCTACCTGCGGTGGAATAGTGGTGGAACCAGCAGTGACAATAACTCGCTCACCCTCGGCAAGTGCGCCGTTTGCGGTAAAGGTACGCAACCCTTCATTCAATGACATAGCTTATGCCTCCATACTTTTAAGATATTTTGAATGCGCTTCTGGATTTTCACGCGCAACTGCCATGGTGGCCTTCGCAAGTGAGATACCTTCGGCACTCATTTTTTCCTCAACAAGAGCATTGAAGTCTTTGGAAACTGGCTCTTCACCAGATGACGCAGAAACTTCAATATCGTCAGCGTCAGCCTGCATGGCCTTCATTGCTTCATTGCCCTTGTCCTGTTCAGCTTTCAGCACTGCAACAGCAGCCTGTTCGCCAGTTGTTTTGCCATCAAACGCCAATTCTTTGACCAAGGCCTCATGCCCCGCCAGCGAATTGCCGAATACAGCTTTAACACGCGAAGTCTCTGCCTCGACACCAGCATCAAAACCTTCCTTACGGATAGCTTCAACAAGTTCTGGATGACTTTCAGCCAGAGTTTCGCGAGTCATTTCAACTTTTTCAGTTGATTTTTCACTCATCGCATTCTCCTTTCTTTCTTTCTTTTCTGACAAGTCACCGCTTGCCATCCGTGAGAGTACAGCGTCAAAGGTGGAAACACCGTCCACCAACCCTGCCTCAACAGCCTGTTCGCCAATGAACACACGTCCATCGGCCATATTCTTAATAACCTTCTTGGTAGAAGCGCCACGGAAGTCTGCAATATCCTTAACAAATACAGAGTATAGGTAATCAACCTTGCTCTGAATGTCGTTGCGACCTTCCTCTGAAAGTGGCTCATTCTCGCTGGCAATGCGCTTATACTTGCCTGCATAAATCTCGGTGCGCTTAACGCCTTCCATCTTGTCTGCTTCGGAAACATCAACGTGCTGTGCTACTACGCCAATGGAACCAACAGAGCTTGTTTCAGTCGTGTAAATCTCATCGGCCGCCGCTCCGATCCAGTACGCCGCACTTGCCATCAGGCCATTGGCGAACGCAACAACTGGCTTTGTACCACGGGCATCAAAGATGACTCGCGCCAATTCCTGAGTGCCGTTAACAGCGCCGCCTGGTGACTCAATATCAAACAAGATTGATTCAACAGCAGGGTCTTCGAGAGCCTCTTCAAAGTCACGGGCGATGAGTTCAGTTGAACATGCACCTGACACTCGCATTAGCATATTGGCCTTCTTGGCGATCACGCCGTCAACCGGAATGATTGCAACGCCGTCAACTACATCGTAGCCCTGCTCCTTGCGACCAAGTGATTCGCCCATGCGTGCCTCAACAGCAGACAGGTCAATCTTTTCGCGCTTCAAGTGAGCATCATAAATGCTCATGATTTCGCCAAGCTTGTCAGGCTCAATAGCCCATGGGCCAGTGACAATATCAAGTAGCTTCATCTTCTTGCTCCTTTTTGTTCTTTTCCTGCTCATTGTCCTTCTGGTCCTGTTCCTGCTCATTGCCGCCATTCTTGGCCTGCTCAAGTTGAGCCTCTGCCAATTCTTGCTCCATTGTTTCAGGAATCAGGCTCTCTTCATGGATGAGCTGGTCATTCATGGTTTCCCAATCATCACCGGAAATCATTGCGGCTTCGCGCTGGCGTGTGGACAGTCGTGCATCAAGGCGCATCTGAGCAGCCTTGATTGATACGTCCTCACGGATATGACCCATTGGGCGACCAATCCATTTTGAACCACTGTATGCAGCACGAATAAACGGGTCATCGAAGAAGCCCGGTGCATTCAATTTTCCGGATGCAACCAGTTCGCCAAGGAATGATTCATAGACAGGGCGGCAGAATGAGTCGGCCAGCCAATCGCGGCGAGCGTTAAAGAAACGCCAGCCTTCAAGTAACGCGGCCTGACTTGCAGAGTATGATGAGGAAAAGTGCTTGACTAGAATCTCATAAGGAATCTCCAAGGCCATGCCGATCTGCTGAATGATAGCCTGCACGAATGGGTCAAACTGAGCGTTCGGGCGACCTGGGTTGATAACGTCAGCCTTCTCACCTGGGGCTAGGCCGATGATCGCGCCATTGCCCATCTTATAATCGCCAGTGCCATCGTCAGTCTGAGTGCCATCACCAGCGAATGTAGCCAGTGGACCATCAGCCGCCGGAGAAGTGATTGCAACCGTGAACATGCCGCTTATTACTGCAGCCATAAGTTCAGCCTCGGTATAGCGTTCCAACTGCTTCAATGGCTCTATAACAGCCGCCAATGCAGGGATGCCGCGAGTCTGACCAGAGCGAAGCTTGCGATAAATGTGCAGGACGTTCCTGCGGCCAGTTCGTGCGCCGAATGCTTTAACAACTTTCCACTTACGATTACGCGGATTAAGCGAAGCAGGGTGATTATCCATGATGTGATATGACACTGGTGCGCCATACCTGTCTTTGGCGATGCCACCAGCTAATGAGCCAGTGTCAGCGACATTGTTTTTATTGACCACGCGATCGGCTTCAACAAGCTGAACCTTCAGGCCGAATGGAGAGCCTTTGCGTGAGAACATTGGAAGCAGGGCAAATATATCTCCACGCTCAAATACAGAGCGGAAAACCAAGTCTTGCTGTTGGAAAAATGTCTGGGTGCGCGTTGAATCGCACTCAACAGAGCCAGCCCACTGATTAAAGTAGAACTCTGCATCGCGCTCAAACTTCTTCGCGGCTTTCTCGGAAATACCAAGGCGCTTGAAATCAACGCTGGACTGCAATCTGAGGCCGGAACCTACAACGCTTGTAGCACTTACATTAAGTGCAGCTGCGGCAACTGGTGCGTTGCGAATGAGGTCGCTTGAACGGGTGCGGAGGATGCCAAGGTCATAAAGTGAATCAGAGTCGGCATCGCCGCTCATTACACTCCAGTTCTTCAGTGACCTGCGTGTACGGGATGCGCCAGAGAATGAGCCAGTGAGTGCGCCATACTGGTATCGCGCCTTCACTCGGCTAAGTGCCTTCTCAGGATTATAGACGCTTACAATGCGATCTATAATGTTCGGCTTCATTTCGTTATCCAAGAGGACTCACCCCGATAACTCTTACACCGCCGCGTGAAAGTGACTTCACTCTTGTATCCCAAAACTCAACCATCTTGAGGATCATATCAAGGTCTGCGCGGCGATAAACTCTGCCTGCAATGCGATATTCTTGGTTCTGGGCGCATGCGGTAGAAGCCGCTAAAAAAGCGTCAAGTTGTTCCTGTGCCTGTGCCAGTGTGATTCCAGCCAAAATGCGAACCTCCGCAATAGTGAGGCTCAACAATAATGGTTATCCACAAGTTGTCAACAGGTTACTAACAAGTTATTCACAGACTATCAACAGACTTACTAACAGCGAATGATAATTCAGCTCTATGCGATTGCAGCTCTATCATCCTCTCTAAGCCTCTAAGTATGTCATCGCTTTGAGTCTCCCTGTAAGCCCTCACTGCACCATCAATAGCATCCTGCAGCGCAACATTATTCATTTCTGGTTCTAAACGCTCAACATTACACCCCGTTACAATTTTTCTCTCCAGCCTTTTAAGCTTCTCTATTGAATCAAGAGTCTTATTGCTCCATAACTGCTTAGGTTTCTTCTTTTTATTATTCCACCACATCACTCAATCCCCCTGCTTATCATCCTTCTCTTTCTTACCATTGGACCTGCCATCACTGGAACGCTGTTCGCATTGCGCTCTGACAACAGCTCCAAATCAATGCCGTAATGCTGCTGGAGTATCCTGATCGCAGCAAGGTTAAGGTTCTCAATATCAAACACTTCATTCCTGCGGCCATGTGGACAGTGCCAGAAATGGACCAGCCTGCCAGTTTTATCATACTTCTTTTGCAGTTTCTCAGCTGTCATCTGCTTGAAGAACGAATCATCACACCAATCAGCATGAGGGAAGTGGATTGTTGCAGACCCTTCATTCTCATCAGTAAGCCTTGCACTGGTGACATTCTTTGACGAATCAGTACCAATCATGGTGAGATACACACCACTTCGATTGGCTGTTTTCGGGAATGTTATGATTGGCTTGCCTGCTATGGACTGACCCTTGGTAGGGATTGCCCATCGCCTGTCAGACTTCTGGCAGAACGCATACACCTCGGAAGTAAAATGACCACCGGAATCTATCGTCATTAACTTAATGTCCATGACTGTTCCATCAGCCTTCTTGTAGGTGCGCTTAACCCTGCGATATAACGCCTCCCAAAACTCCAACTGCGAAGGGTCGCCATGCTGGACCTGATAATCAATCCACCAGCTTTCTTCTGATGCGGCCCACCCCTTCACGCCCCATTCAACGCGATCATCTTGGGTATCAGCCGCCAAAGTCAAGACAACAACATCATCCGGAACCTCAGCATCATAATACTCTTTACGCTCGGCCAGCACATGCCTATCCATGCTCTTGCCTTGGTCTGGTGTCCAAGTCTCGCCAAGGGTAAGGTTGACGAACCCCTGCAGGTCGTTCGGGTTATGCTTCGCAGACAGGAACTCACGGGCAATGGTTTCCCACTCAGTCATGGGACTGTAGCCCGTCCATACATGGAACCCGACCGACATTACCTTCTTTTCAACGCCGTCTATGGTGTAGTAGTGTCCATCATCATCCAGATAGCCGCCATCCTCATCCTCCCATCGGCCTTTATCCCACACTTCAAGAAATGTCCCCTGGTCGAACAGGCAGGCGCAATGCTTGCACAAGTACGCCACTGTTTCAGGCCTGTCCTTCTCCCATTTGAATCCATAGTCGCAGTCTGGGCCACCCCATTCTAATGCCTCCATCTCGCCGCATTCAGGGCATGGGAACTTGAATGATACCTTTATCTCCATCTTCTCATGCTGCTTGGTGATCAGGCATGCGCCATCAATTTTCGGAGTTGAGGCGTAAACCATCTTGGGGAATACGGCACCCTCAACACGCTTCTTAGCCAGCTTGTCCGGTGGACCCTCCTGCTCGACATTGGCATCGAATCCCGACAATTCATCAATGTAGCCAACATCAATGGAGATGCGCCGATAGTTCTTTGCAGCCTTGCCACCAAGAACGTGCAGTGTTGACCCGACAAACGATTTCTGGTTCATCGTATTGTTCTTGTGCTTCATTTCACGCCACGGGAAAATATCACGCATGCAATCCACATCGCGCAGCATCGGGTCAATCTCATTTTTCACAAAACTGTCACTGTCGCTATCGGTCGGTTGCCATACTGCCTGGTTGCGCTTCTTGTGTTCAGCGAAGTAACCGATTGCAGCCAAGATACACTTTGTCGCCCCGACCCTTGCCGATTTTTTGAATGTTACGTCACGAATATCATCATTGGATATGCAGCCAAGCAACGCCCTCTGAAATGGGAAAGCCTCGAATCTACCCTCCACATAACTACTCTCAGCTGACAGGTAGAAGTTCTGCTCCGCCCAATCGCACAATGACAGTGGCACTGGCTTGAACAGCGATCGCGCCCCACGCTTTGCGGCCTTCTGGATTTCCCATTGGGTGTCATGCTGGAGCATTTCTGTACCTGCACCCATCACACCCAACATCGTTGCCAGACGTTATATGGCCGCATGCAACATCATTCCATCTTGTCTTAGCCTCATCCACGCGGGCAATATCAGCCGGAATACCACCAACCTCACTGCGGCGATATTCATAACTTGTGGTGCGCCGTGCTGTATTATTGTGGCATGAATAGCCACCAGCTGCCTTTAGGGTTGTCGGCTCCTTACTCATTAACTTCCAAGCCCATCGCAGCACAAGCGTTCTCAACGCAGTTCACAACCAGTTTCATCGTGTCAGTAACATATCCCGGTGCATCGTTCTCAGCAGATATTGTGATGGACTTACCGATGCCATCCTTGCATTCCTTTTTTATCGTAACGCTTACCTTTATCATTGATTACCCCTCATAATCATCCAAATCAATAGAAACAGCAGATGCAACATTCTGGCATTTGATGATTTCCTCACGAATAATCTCAATGTCAGACGCGCCAAGTTTAGGGCAACGCCTTTTCAGTTTTACCGGAATGGACTCCAGCGTTGCAGAGATTTGAGCGCAGACTTTGCCGAGTGCAAACTCAAGAGCAGCGATAGGTGCATTTTCACGGCGCAATATTGCATTCTTGATCGCCATGTTTTCAGTGGCCTCATTGACCTGCTCCAATTTAGCTGCATCCATCGCCTCTTTTGCTTCACTGCTGGTTATACCTCCAGATTTTTTTGCCCTCTGAAGAGCGCGTTCAATTCTATTCGCAACAATGTCCTGAACCAAGTAATATTTGGCTCTGCCTGATTCATGAACGGTCGGCACGCGCCAATCGTCAAAGGCTTTCATTGTTATGCCACATGCCGTGGCAGCGTCAGTTTTCTTTAGCCAGTATGGTTGAATTGTTACCTTTTTTTGGGCCATTAGACACCCTCCTACTGCGGCAGGACGATGAACTGCGTTACAGGATTGTGCTTATTGGTTGGTTTTATGTGCTTAATGCGATATACCTGAGTCCACCATCCAGAAGGGCTGCAGCACAAGATGCGTGTATCTCCATCCAGCGAATCCCAATACTCTCTAAACTCATCGCTATCAAGCGTAGGCTGGATTATACCTGCCTTGCGTAGGGGACGGCATTCAATATACCGCTCGTCAGCATCCATCTCGAATTGAGCAAAGCTGTCGTCCATCTTTGTCAGTCTGCCAATCCTCCAGTCGCATGCATCGCTATCCCTAAACTCACAAAGAAAGCCACCAGCCATCACTGCTTCCCACTGCTCCAGTGTCAGCCCACTGTAAAGTTCTGGCTCTGGTTTGATGCGGTAATCCGAAGGGTCGCACATCCATAACCATGGCTTTCCGTCATTTCCATCGGTCCACTTTCCGTCAACGCCAAGGAACTGTATAACCTTCCCAGCAGCATCAGCTGCCTTTAGCTCCGCGTATGGGTCAACGATGCGGTATTCAAAACCAGGAAGCCATTTGCACGTATTACTACATTCATGCCACTGGCTAAAGAGTCTTCCTTTCCACTCCACCCGCTCACCATTAGCCAGCGCATCCTTATACTTTTGCAGTGGATCGGCTGCCTCTCCAGCATTGAGCAGACGCTCAATTGAATTGTGCAGCATGTCTTCCATTTCCATGTTGATCCGCATCAGTTCTTTTAAATCTTTGTCGTTCATTTGTCACCACCCTTATTTGAATCTCTCACTGAAACTCTTGAAGTCAGATGCAGGAGAAACTTGATCTCCAGCACCCAATCTGACTGCCACTCCCCTCTGAGTCAGACCCTCTTTCAGTAGGATCGAATTAAACACTCTATTGAACGTCATGTCAAATACATTTGACGCATTGCGATGTGCAACTTCATAGAATCTGAACCGTTTTTTATAGCGCGGGCGGCGAGTAAAGATCATAACTGGCCTCGCCTTCTTGCGCCTTGCTCCATCCTCACCCTTCACCTTGCGCCCATATTTTTCCCATACGGCAGTCGTGCCGCCACGCTTGGCTATGAAGTATTTATCATTCTGGCGAGCAGTGCCGCGATTTTTTACGCCAGCAGCCATTGCTTTTTGCAGTGCGCCAGTGACATTGCCAAAGGCATTCTTTTTTACACCCTTGCCAGGGATGCCGAATGTGTTTTTCAAGTCCGGTGCGCCCTTGGCCTTTGAAAATGACCCCTCAATCCTCTTGCCCCTACGCCCACCTCCGACAACCTGCCTTTTGAGGAATGATGCCTGCGTGTTTCCTCCGGCCTTCGTTGGAGTGTCGTTAACATACAACTGGGCAGTCAGATTGCGCTTGTTTGAGTTCTTGAACCGGACAGCTCGCAAGGCGTATGGGGTCGGACTCCTGAACGCCCTTTTCATCTCATGAGTCTCAAGCTTGCGTAACTCCCAAACAGTCTTGTTTAGCGTCACGGATGCAGCATAAGGTATCTGTTTCTCCACCTTGAGCATCCATCGTGCTACATCGTGAGCGTTCGATTCAATTTCCATTCGTGGAGTATGCACCTGCTTAAAATGAACGTCAAAAAATCCCCACCAACATTGGCCTGTGGCAGAATGACACACTGATTTGGGAATCCCCACTTGACAGTGGAAAACAGTGCTTATTTGAGATTCATTCACCATGCTTGCATCATATTTGCAACCTATTACACCATTTTTGAGATTTTCCTATGTAGCGTTAGGACGGGCGTTTGCGAATTACCCTCGTTCTGGAGGCTTTCAAAGGACCCAGTGGGGATTGAACCCTGAATCGAATCGAATCGGCCCACTCTGAGGGGATGCCACCCTATTTCGGGCAGCATACGCCGCCCAAGTGGGGACCGTACCCATGTGTCATTATGCCACACATCACTGTGTCATTATGCCACACCTAGATGTGTCAGATAACCACACCACACTGTGCCATTCTGCCACACAATACATGCCACACACGGCCGCATGATGCGTGCTATAGCGTGGGCATATCGCGCCTATGCTATCACCCCACTATGCAAGCAAGAGGCTTTACAGCGCAATGGGTGGCACCATATCGCAGCCTATGGCAAGGCATGGCTATTGTATGCCAGATGCGACAATGCCACCCGGTAAGGGGTGGCAAGGCATGGTCAATGGATATAATAAGCGGGCAATTCATGAGCTGGTGCCAC